TCTAGGCTTTTCTTAATGGCAAGTTCGTAGTGTTCTGGATCAAGTTCAACATCGACCATTCCTCCGCCTAAACGAAGTTCAATTTCTTTTTGTAATTCTGCTTTTTTGCTCATGAATACATTCTCCTGGAAGTTCTTTTCCTTACTATGTATTTATCATAGTAACTTAGATATTTAACATACGTTTACCATATCTAATAGGATTCTCTAAGCATTCAGTGAGATATTGTTTAGATGCTTGTTGCCACAATGGATAACAATCATCTTTTATATCTTCTATAAACAATATTTGCTCAAAATCTGTAGTTCTGTAATAATCCATATCACTTTCATATGTGGTGTCAATTAGATTATCAGTTTTAAAACTACAAGTTTTAATTATATCGGGTGTATGTGAGGTATAAGTTAAACCGTTCCATGCTTCATTAACATCTTCAAATGGTTTGTATACTATGTTACTGTTAGGTAGTTTATAATCTAAAAAGATAACTTCTGTAGATTTTTTCTGTGCCCATCTACCATACCATCTACTTCGACCTGGGTGAAAATTAAATGTATCATGTTGACGAGCATAGCCCACTGGCTTGTAGTGTATTTCCTGGTCTGCCATCCATAACAATTGTATTAGACATCTACAATTTTCACTTGTGGGGTTCCACATAAAATTATGTAAATCATTAATATAAAAATCATAGTTATTGTTAATCTCTTCCCAATTGTTTCTAACATACGTTACGTAATCAGAAAGACTATTAGTGGCTTGGACTTCTGTAGAGTAAATTGTGTCTCCATCTAGTGTTCCTATATTACCGCCAGAGTTTATATGATTTTCATACCATCTTACAAAATCATTGTATGCACTCATTTAAATATATTCTCGGAGAATTTTATCATTGATTTTGCAATTTCTTTATCATGATAAGAAGTAGTAGTTAGATTTCCTATATTAGGTATTTGTCTATTTGCTAAATCTTCTAAAAACTTATAATTATCTTCATATGGATTTAGATACGCTAGGTCTAACAACTCGGGTGTTACATGTGTTAATTCGTCTATTATATTTCCTAAAAAAGGATCTCTAATATCAAAAAATTTATACTTGTCAGTTTCAAATATAAAGAATTTTCTAAATGCAAAGTTATCTATTACACATGCACTTAGATGTGGGAATCTCTTAACACAGAATGGACTTTTATTTCCAAAAAGTGCACCAGAGAATACATATATAATTTTTTCTACTCCTTCTTTGACAAGTTCCTGAACTGCAATATCAAAATCGAGTCTATCTTCAAATAATACAATATTTTTAAAACCAACTTGTCTGGCAGATTCAAGTGATACTAGTCCTAGCTTTTGATCTAAGTCCATATCAAGTGAAGGAGTTTCTGTATTTTTACAATCTATAATTACACCAAGGTTTTCACTACTATCCTTGTCAAATATTTCATAAGGATTAATATATGTAAACATTAGAATACTGCCAATATCACTGTTTCATTATTAAAGCGACCATTAAGTTTTGTTTCTGTTGTTTTCAGTGTTTGAAACAACTTCTCTGTTTTAGACTTGGTTGTCTTTTTAATTTGTGGTAAGAACTCATCTGTTTTACGAACTGTTCGTTGCACACTTTTTTCTTCGTTGTAACCTTGTATTGTTGTTCCTTTAACACTTAGTCCTGATCCGTCTCTACCTAGTTTTAGTGGATCAACATTACTTGCATAATACAAACCAATTTTACGATTCTTACAATTAAACACCAATGCAATATTGGCTCCAATAATTTTTTCAGGTGGAACACTTGCAATACCATAGTTACTGTCACTTAGTTTGTAATTAAGTTTTTTAACAAGTTGATCTGCTGTCTTAAGTTTAGCTTTACGTGGCTTGCGTTGTGCTTTACTTTCTACAGAAATAATATCACATGCATCTACAATACGCTGATACATTTCTAATAGAGTTTTTACTTGCTTGGCTGATAGATGATTGTATCCTTCTTTAAGTTGAGCATACATATCTTGTTCATACTCGCTCATTTTCTTTAGTTTAGCTGTAGTAGGAAAGTTAACTAAATCATAAATCTCATCACGCTCGCCTTGATACCATGTTTTAATTAATCGTGCATGTCCGGCTTTGCAATTTTCTCTCCGTAATATTTTTACTGGTTCAAAATCTTTTAGTAACTGTGTATCATATTCAGATAGGTATGTATTTACAAAATTTTCAATGTCATCTGCCATTACAATACATGCTTCACGCATACGTTCTTGTATAGTAGGTTGATATGTGTTTGCTTTTTCTTTTACAATTTCTTGTTTAGCTTCAAGTATAGGTTTTCCGGCTTTTATTGCAATTTTAATTTGCTTTCGTAAAAAATCACCAAGTGGTTTTAGGTTACCCATTGTGCCGGGTAAAGACTGCCAATATTCATCTGCTTTTTCGTTATACTCTGGCATTCCACTTAATATTAGTTTTGCTGTAATACCTGCTGTTACACTTAGCGAATGTCCAGGTGCTGCCTTAACTGCTTTTATATCTTCTTTGGTAAACTCATCACCTTGTTGTATCATCCATGCGCCAACGGCTGGATAAAGATCTGCAGGTTTATAATTGTGGTAATACCATTCACGGGCATGTGTTGACTTGCGGTGAAATTCTTCACCTGTCCAATCTTCCCATCCTTCCCATGATGGTGAATCAAGTTTAGCGCCTCGTTTAATACGTGGAGCACCTCTGACAACCTTTTTCTTTTTTCGAGGCTTAATATTCGTTGTTGCCATTTTAATCTCCTATGATAAAAGTCTTGCAATTATAGTAATACAGTTTATTGGTTTTGTCAACCAGGACGGTTGCAAACCTATTCTTCGTTGTCTAATGTTTCTTGATCAACGTCTTCAAATACAACGTCTTCTAGTGCAATTACATCAGCTGGCATATCTTCAAACTTTACAGTTTCATTTAGCATTTTAATTCCTTTTTGCTTAACTTACTTATACAGTATAAGATATCTTGGTGCGTTTGTCAAGAAAAAACCCAAGAAAAGAATCCTGGGTTTTCAATTAGTTACAATTTTTCTTTATTTTTCGTTGATTTGTCGTTCAAATTCTCTTAAACGTTTGAACACACTCATTAACTCAATAAGTGTTGGCCACGCTCTAAAGAGATATTGCATTGAGCCTTCAACTCTACCAAATGCTCTAATAATCTGTTGCATTACACCTAGTGTTACAACGCCGGCTACAATAGCTGGTGCTAGGAACACATAAGCACTTAATACGTTTGCTTGTAAGTATGTAATACGTCCTACATTAAAATACAAATAACGCAAATAAGACTTAAAGTGAATACTACGAACATCTTGGAAAAGTTCGTTAATAGTTTTTGGTCTTACTGTCTCATCATCTTCTGCAATAACAAGTATCTTACGATATGCTGCTTCTTTCTTCTGTAAGTCATATTCAACACCCACAAGTCGTAGTAACCAACCTAGTGCGATTAAGAATAATGTTCCACCTACTGACCAAACAATAGCACCTGTAACAAGTCCATATTGCCAATCACCAAAGAAGAAGATAGGAATACCAACTGATAGTCCTAATAGAATAGGAACGAACTGAACTAGAACCATAATTGATTCAATAAAACTTGTTCCTAAACCTTCCATAATACGACTAAACTTAATAGTATCTTCTTGCACACGCTGAGCGGCGCCTTCAATAGTTCTAGCTTTGTCATATACACTATGATACCATTCGACCATTGCTGTGCGCCATCTAAATAGATAGTGTGCTGTAAAGAAACTTACTACTACTGCGATACCTACATAGATAGCCGCTAAGTATAAGAAACTTGCTAAACTGCCCCAATATTCACCTATGGTGATTGCATTGGGTGTTGCTAATGCCTTTTGAATCATATCATAAAATTGGCCAAACCATTCGTTAATCTTAACATCAATTTCGACTTGTATCCAAAGCGATGATAGGATTATTGCTGATCCTAGCCAGGACCATAAAGCCCATTTTTTTACTGTAAAAAATCTAAACATAATTTTTCCTCTATATAATGCTAGTTAAGATTAACTACGCATATAACTATTTAGCATCTTGGAAGTTCGTAAGTCATAAATACTGTATATAATAGGAAACACATATGCCAAGACTCAGTTTATATAAACCATACAAAAGCAACGATTATAAGTTCATGGATAGAAGTATTCTCGAACAATTTTTAATTGGTGGCACATCTATACATGTTCATAAGTATCTTGGGCCACAAAGCGACCCTTCAAATGATGATCCAAGTGAACCTAACTACAGTAGTGGCACACAAAAAGACATGTTATCTGGTGCAGAACTTAATCCAGAAGGTTTAGTAGACGAAACTAATATACAAGACTTGCTGTTTATGGAAAATAGAGATCGTAAATACGATCCAGATATTTTTGAACTGCGAGGCGTATATAATGTAAGTGATAATGACTTTGATTTAACACAGTTTGGTTTGTTTTTAACAAACGATACATTGTTTATTACATTTCATATTAACGACATGGTTCAAAAACTTGGTAGAAGATTAATGCCAGGTGATGTAATTGAATTGCCTCATTTAAGAGATGATTTATTATTAAGCCATGACAGAGATGCAGTTAATAAATTTTATGTTGTGCAAGATGCCGCAAGAGGAAGTGAAGGATTTTCACAAACTTGGTATCCACATATTTGGCGTGTTAAAGTAGCACCATTAACAGATACACAAGAATATGCAGATATACTTGGAACTGCTAGTGATCCAGATAGTTTAAAACAAAGCCTTAGTTCATACGAAACTGAACTTAACATTAGTAATGCTATTGTGGCTTCTGCAGAAGCGGCCAATCCAAATAACTTGCCATTAGCTGAACACTTGTTTGGTGTTGATGACAATGCTCCTGCTGAATACGAACACGGAGAAATATTAGAACAAGGTGACCAGTTCCCACAAGATCCAAATGATGGAACTTACTTCATAAGAAATGATTTTACTCCTAATAGATTGTTTGTGTTTAGGGGTAGCAGATGGCATAGACTATATGATAATATTACAGACAAAACATGGTCAGATAAAACTTACAATGCTGGAGACTTTATTAATAATGATGCAACAACAGTTGTAGATAATAAAGAAGAACCAGAACGTCAAGCATTAAGTAAAGTAATGGACCCAAAGAAAAAAGGGCTAGATTCAGACTTTTAGGAATAAACAATGGCAGAGCAACAATATTTTTACGATAAGCAAATTAGAAGATACATTCAGCAGTTTATAAGATTGTTTAGTGGATTTAGTGTGCAAATGGGCAAAGATGAAACAGGCTTAGCAGAAATGCAATTAGTTCCTGTTCGCTATGGTGATATTAATCGTATGGCTGCACACATAACCAGAGAAAACTCAGAGAACATTGTTAACACTGTTCCATTTATTAGTTGTTATGTTACTAACTTAGCAATGGCACCAGAATTAAGAACACTACCATCACATGTAGATAAAGTTCAAGTTGTAGAGAAAAAATATAATGATATAACCGGTGAATATTCAAACGAACCTGGCAATAGATACACCATAGAACGACATAAACCAGTTACATATGTTTTATCAATGAATTGTGATATATGGACTTCTAATACAGAACAAAAATTACAACTAATGGAACAAATATTAGTATTATTCAATCCAACACTAGATATAAAAACATCAGCTAACCCGTTTGACTGGAGTTCATTAAGTTATGTAGAAATGAAAAACACTACATGGAGCACCAGAACTGTTGGTAGTAGCATTGATGATATTATTGATGTTGCTTCTATTCAGTTTGATATGCCTGTATTAATTAATCCGCCTGCTAAAGTTAAACAACAAAGGCTTATACATACAATCATTAATCAAATGTATAATTTAGATGATGCAGACTTAGATAACTTTAGAGAAGAAAAACCTTTTAATAGGTCTTCAGTAGAATATACTATTGTTACATTTGAAAATAGAAAAATTAAATACGAAGACGGTAATGTAACTTTGCTTGCTCTTGATGGATCTAATTTAGATTCAAATGATGTAGCTATTTCGTGGGAAGAAGACTTAAAAAGATTTGGTGCTTTACGACCTGGCATTAGTCAACTTAGACTAAGAAAAAGTTCAGATCCAGATGATACAGAAAATGATATTATAGGTAAATTATACGAACATCCAAATGATCCTGCAAAATTGTCTGTAACAATAGATGAAACTACGTTACCTACTAACACATTACCACCTATTACTGGTGTAATAAACGGTATGACAAATTATCCAGGTGATGGGATTGTTCCTGCTCCAAATAGTATTGGTGTTAGATACTTACTAATGGAAGCAATACCAGTTAGTTCAAATTGGAATGGTTTATCAACTGCTAATAAGTATGATATTGTAGAATTTGATGGAAGTGGATGGTCTGTAGTATTTGATTCTGAAGCAAATCAGTCATCTATACATTATTGTATTAACTTAGCATCTCTTGATCAATTAGAATGGAAAGACGGAGTATGGGTTAATAGTTATGAAGCTGTATATAATGCAGGGTTCTGGAGAATCTACTTATAATGATAGAAGCAAGTGGCTGTATTTTTCTTAGCTCACAAACTGGAAGAATTTTATTACAACTTAGAAGCACTAAAGTTACTCATTCTAAAACGTGGGGATTTTTTGGTGGCAAGGGCGAAGACGACGAACGCCCAATTGAAACACTAAGACGTGAAATACAAGAAGAAATTGGCATGATGCCTGAAATAGTAAAAACTATTCCTATAAGCAAGTTTACAAGTGGTAATGGTAGATTTATATACAACAGTTTTGTTGTAATAGTAAAGGAAGAGTTTATTCCTGTTCTTAACGGAGAAAGCGATGGATATGCTTGGGTTGATATAGGCAAATGGCCTAAGCCTTTGCACCCAGGTGCAAAGATACAGTGTAAGTCTAGGGATTTCTTAAAGAAAATAAAAACTATCTACGCAAATGCATAGATAGTTATAAAGTTAGTCAGCACTAATACGTTTTTTCATACTTTCAACAAATTTTTCACGTAACCATTCAAAATCATTAATTTTGTTTAGTGCGTCTACATCATCTTTATGTTGAATGCCGTATGCTTTGCCTTCGTTTGCACCTTTAATACAGTAACGTCCAAAACGTCCACCATTATCA